CTCTAACTGAGAGGGGCCCGCAGGTCCGTTAGGACCATCGTCTGCTTTGGCAAGCATTCGATCCGTCGCAATTTAATGCGGTGCGCATTGCTACGCTCACGGTTCTCATACTGATCCAGTTCCTTTACCGAATCAGTTCGGTCGAGTGACATCAGGAACCACCTGAGCACTCCCCCTTCCCCATCCACAACATAAGATGGCGAAGTGGACTTGACAGAAACATGCTTCTTATACCAAAGATGCAAGTTGGAATCCCAACGCGCATCCCAAGGTACTCGGAGCACTGTATGTTTCGTCAAGACGGAAGAGGTAATCTCTGCTTCCTCGTCGACATGACGAGGAGATATCTTGACCAGACGGTCAAGATAATTGTCAGAGACCTTCACTGTTTGCCAGAGGCCCGCGCGATAAGCGCGGTTCCGGAATTCAGCGAAGCGACGGATGAGATCCGCTTCCCGACGTGAGGTTGGAACCTCTGCACGGAGGCGCACTACTGAGACGTCAGTCCCAGCATAGTACTCCTTCCCACAACTCTCTCTGAACTGTCCAGTCCAGAAAGATTTGTGCATGTTGACCTTCAAACCGTAAAGGTGAAGAAGATCAACAACGTCAGACGCCGCGTCATTGGGGATGATGATATCATCGCCATAGACGCTCAAGCTCCCAGGAAGATTCCTGGGACTGGTGGAATAACCGCTACGCTCCATTCCCATCGCCGCTATGATCGTAAAGACCACAGCCTCGAATGGAAATGTAAGCGCAGACCCCATGGATGCATACTTGTTAAGAGTGATCTCATCACCCTTAACTTCCGCTCGCATACTGCGAGCAGCAAGCATGTAATCCATAAGATGCGGCCATCTCTTGAAGGTCCTTTCGACCATCGAGAGATGAACTCGATCAGAAGCTTCACTCAAGTCGAGTGTAGCATGGGAACCAGTGATAGACGCTTCAAGCGCCATCTTCTGATTCCTCTCCTGATCGGTAAACCCCAGAATATCACGCAGCCAACTTCTCTCAATTAATTGATAGAAGCCAGCTTTGAGAGCTTGCTGTGCAAATTGCACTGTAGCAGGCTCCATCGCGATGATACGTGGAGTTTTCTGCGTCTTTGGGACCGACGTGACCCTGGCGGGTAACTCGGAGCCCAGAGGTACCGTTGATTCCATCCAGGTTCCATTATAAGTCCCATATCGCCATCGGGGGAAAACCCCGTCAAGTCGATCAGGCCAATAATGGAAGTTCCATCGCTCAGGCATATCAAGCCTGTCAGCAGTGGATCCTGGACCGAATCGAGGAACGAGTTCAAAGTTCGCGATCTGACGATCGAGTTCGTTGAACACATTCCCGAACAAGCGGAGACACATACGAGAGTACGAGTCGTCCAATTCCGAGGCGATTCCGGCTCGAAAATGGTCCGCAAGTTCGCGGTCAGTTCTGATGAAGCTGAGAAATGCATTGTTCTCCCTTGCGAGAGTACAAGGCCTCTCAACTTTTCCGACCAAGTTGGACACTTGGCGGATCGCCCAGATGCAGTTAGCATCGGGAGCATCAGATAGTTCACCAGAAGCTGAGAAAACGCGCGTGAAGAAACCCCGCATGAAAGCGGGGAGACTCCCATTGTGCCTGAGAAAGGTACAATGGCTACGCGTCCAGACACCATCAGCAAGCGCTCTCTCGAGAGCTTTTGCTAGTGCTGGAAGTGTGATGGTAAGGAATCCATCACCCTCAGCTCGCCATCTAGACATGAGTGTTTGCTCATCTCTAGAGGTATTGACGCCGCAAAGAAGTCCTGCATCACGCAGGACTGCCAGGTGGAGAGTTACCAGGCTTTTCAAGGTTCCCCTTTCGAGGTGTGCCTTCCAGCCGATAACTTATCTGATCAGATCACCCTTAGGAGAAATACAAACTGAATCCAGAGGTATATCACGATAGTGAATACCGTAAGGACAAGAATGATTTCTCCCTTGGGGCTCAACGCTCGCCGGCGAGGATGCGCTTAAGAAGCGCCTTCGTCGACGCCTCCAGCGATGTCGTCAAGGCATCGTAGAGAGCTTCTGCGTCGGCAGCCGTGTATCCCTGAGGGATACTCGACGAAACCGAGATCGAGACAGGCTGACGTGAGTTGACCGCCGTGAGGGGGTCAGTCACAATGCTTGTTCGAACGAGGGACGCAGAACAGCGGGCCGTTCCGTTCTTGTCGACCTTTTGGGTCACGAACAGATCGACTCCGTTCGCGCGATCCGAATAGACGTTCGTTTCCGAACGCTCTTCGAGTCGTGGCAGCGTGCGGGCGGCACCAGAAATGGTGACGCTCTGAGGATCAGTAAGCACCGGTTCTCCTTGTGTTTGGTGTGGGTGGTTGTGTTTTGGTGTTTTGCTCAACGGATCTTTGTTAGACCCAGAGCACCCAGAATCGCCAATTGCCCCCCGGATAGGGAGTTTAGAGGATTCAGGGTGTACCCGAAAGGGTTTGCCTTGACTCTCTGTCTACGCCTTGCAATCGTCTGTGAGAACACAGATGAAGGCCCGACGTAGTCGACTCCCGGTTTCCCGGAAATACCAGAAAGGTTGAGAGTAGTTGTAATACTCTCATCACGCATTCCATATGCGTACAAGGACAGGATGCGGTTGGTCGTGGCAGAATTCCACGATTCTAACTGGCCTCCGATGTCGAAGAACCAATCCACCAACCAAGACCATGGGGACAGCTGCCAGAGGTCCATCGGGGTTATATCCCATCTCATCAACTCATCGAGTCGAGTAAGATAGGAACTATAATCCTTTTGGCCCTCAGGCAGTCGGATAAACTCCGCCTCAAATGAAAGGTCAATCGTATGGCGCTGGGTAAACCAGACACTATGATTGAGCCATCCACCAGAGATTGAGACACCCGGCAACCCTGTATTGTGTGTTGCAGATTCCTCTGTCAACAACCAATTCACGTTGCTAGACGTACCTGAAAAGGTTTCGTCTACTTCTGTCTTGTCTCTACGTCTGTGTGTAGAAGTACCAGGACCAGAAATGGCCGCTGTTGCGACTGCTAAAGCAGTTGCAATCTTCCGCACATCGCTCAGCAAGGGAATCCACCCAAACTGAACGTTGAGATAATCGCCGCCCGCATCACGCGCTCTTCGGGACTGCCGTTCAACGGTAGCCTTGAAGTCACGTTTGGTCCCAGTCGTCAAAAACGCTGGAATCAACTTGGGGAGCCCCTCACGGAGCTCACCAATGATGGCAGACATAGATATCTCATCAGACGTAGGTGCCGTACGCCCATATTCAAGCGCAGCGTAGTTGCTAACACTATGACCGTAATACTCGTCTCCGAGTAGAAGTCGGTTCAGTGGAGCAGCAGATGCGATGGGACGAACGTTATTGGCTGTAATAAACGGCCAACCTCCGCTCGTCGTCACAAAAGACACCGGGTCGCCTATGAAATCGCATGTAGCGAGATCCCAGGCGTGTCCTTTGTCTTTCTTGAATAGGCTAGCCAACTCAGGGTGCTGCGACTGAAAAGTCGTAGCTTTGACAGCATTATAACTGTCAAGCCAAGAGTAAGGCTCTGCCTCTCCTGAAGGAATTTCGACGACAGAGTTCAAACCAGATTTTGGTTTGGACCTGAAGCCAATCTTCTCATAGAAGAGGCGCGTCTGCAGAACATAGTTCGTTCCATTCATTGAGGATGGAACGTACTCATGATCTGTAGTACGATAGTACGGCATGGTCTTCCTTTCGGTCGAAGGAGTGAAGGGTGTGGACACCGTTCCATATCTTCACTGAGGCGTCATACCTCGCTAGCCCTCCTTTGCTTTTGGCAAG